TACTAGATTTTGTCAATATCATGCAACAAATGAAAGAGGTTGATTGTATAGAATTTGACCTTGGTGATATTGTAAGAAGTGGTATGTTAAAAAGCTATCTAATAGAAAAAATAAAGATGGGACTTCACTATGAGCAATAAATTTTCAGAAGCATTAGAGATAATATTACACCATGAAGGTGGATACGTTAATCATCCAAAAGATCCGGGTGGTGAAACAAATTTAGGTGTTACCAAAAGAGTTTACGAAGACTTTGGTGGTACTAAAGATATGAAAGAGTTAACAAAAGAAGATGTTGAACCAATATATAAAAAAAATTATTGGGATAGAGTAAAAGGTGACGATCTACCAGAGGGTTTAGATTTATGTATCTTTGACTTTGCTGTCAATGCAGGTCCTGGTCGTGCAGCTAAATTTATACAACGATTAGTAAAAACCACAGTTGATGGTGGCATAGGTCCTAACACTCTAAAATGTATAGACGATCATGTAAAACATTATGGTGTTTCTACTACAATAGACCAATATCAATCTGAAAGACAAAACTATTATGAGAGTTTATCAACATTTGAAACCTTTGGTAGAGGTTGGACTAGACGAGTAAACGAAGTGACTGAAAAGGCAAAAGAATGGATTTAATAGTTAACGTATTATTAATAATGGGTGGTAGTTTCTATCTTGGTATGAGATATGGTCAACATAGCGCCCACAAAGAATTTGATAAATTTTTAAAAATTCTAGAAAAAACGGCAAAGAAACCTGACCCTTTTTTTACTAAAGATTAACCCTTGACTTTTTAGTCAAGACCTGATATAATATAATTTTAAAAGTGAGCATATAATGATATTTACACATACACCACCAATAAATGAATTACCACCTCTTAAGGCCAAGAATATAAATGGCAAGAGATTTTACGAACACCTAGAGACTAAAGAAGCATATCCGTCAATCACATCTGTTTTATCAATTAGAGATAAAAAAGGTTTACATGAATGGCGACAAAAAGTAGGCGAAGAAGTTGCAAACCATGTAATGATACAGGCAGCCAATCGTGGCACAGCAGTACACAATATGGTTGAGGATTATCTAAACAACATTGACTTGGAACAAGTTGACAAATATAAAAAACAATTCTTACCTAGAATGATGTTTAACGTATTAAAACCAGAACTATCAAAAATAAATAATATACGATTACAAGAGGCACAAATGTTTTCTAGTGATTATACAGTTGCAGGTCGTGTAGATTGTATCGCAGAATATGATGGTGTATTGTCAATAGTAGATTTTAAAACATCTACAAAAGAAAAAAACGAAAGCTGGATTGAGAACTATTTTATACAAGGTAGTGCTTATGCTGAAATGTTTAAAGAACACTTTGGCGAAGAAGTAACCCAAGTGGTTATATTAATCGTAACAGAGGAAGGTACAACACAAGTATTTAAGAAAAACAAAGTTGATTACTTACCTAAATTAAAAGAAGCAGTAGAAAATTTTTACAAATGGATTGAGAGAGAGAAAAATGAAAAATAAAATATTAGATAACTTACCTACATTATTTGTAGTTTTAACATTTTTATTTGGTATGACATTAATATTTAATCATGCTAAAGCAGAGGAACACCCTATGTTTCCGCCTGGTGTGATGAAAACACAAAAAGTCCCTATATTTTGCGGACCAGGGCCATTAGTATTTTCATATGCCAGTAGTTTATTTAAACAAAAAGCAATTGCATGGTCAGATGTAAAAAGTAGTGGTGTACCTGGTGCGGATACTTTTGCATGGCTATCATTTTGGTACAGCAATGAATTACAAAATGGTTCTGTATTCTTAACAATTAAAGAAACAGGAGAAACATGTATGATGGGTTACGGTATGGATTGGATATTCGACACAGAATTGCTATTAGATATAGTAAACGATTCCTTCGCTAATGGCAGTAAACTACCTGACGAGGTGGAATAGAAACCGTAGCGAAGGATACCAAGGAGAAAGAATGACGCCAAAACAATTTGCATTACAAATAGAAAAACGAGCAAGTAAAAAAAGAATAACACATATGGAAGCAGTTTTGGATTATTGTGCTGAGAAAGAAATAGAACCAGATCAGATAACACACTTAATCAATAGAACATTAAAAGACAAAATAAAAATGAATGCTCAAGATTTAAACTTTTTACCAAAAACAGCAACACTACCAATTTGATGAATGAAGGATATGAAGCGTACAAAAAATACCTCAGCATTAAGTTACATTTTACAAAAGATGAATATGATTACTTTAAATATAATGGTGAAATTAATGCTAAATACGAAACGTTTATACAACGTAATGATAGATACTTTTTTGTTAAGGTTGCAAGAAAATACGGCGATAATATTATTGATTATTTTGTTAGCAATTTCATATCTAACAAATCACCTTATATCAAGGATATGAATAATGATGTATACCTTGAAAGACAAAAACGAATTGATGGACTTACATACTATTTCAAAAGAGATATAGAACAGTTATTAAGGAAAAGTGAGAAAAGTTTTAACAGAATATTTAAAGTTAATAGAGGACAACATCCAATATTAGTAAAAACATATTTGGCAAAAAGAGTGTCACTTGAAACATTATGTATTTTAAACGAATTACTAAATTATACAAAAGACTTTAATAAACAAATAAAGGATGATATAATATGGCCAACATTGAGACGAAAGATAACCAAGTATGGACCTTTCATAAAATACAACAAAGAAAGAATGAAATTAATTTTAAGGGAAATGTTGTGACAGAAAATTTATTTGTTTTAGGTAATGGTGAAAGTCGTAAAGATGTTGATGTTGATTTATTAAAAACACAAGGTAAAGTTTGGGGTTGTAATGCTTTGTTTAGAGAACATACAGTAGATGGTTTAATCGCAGTAGATCCAATGATGACACACGAAATATATCGTAGTGGTTATTGTGATTATAATAAAGTTTATTTTAGAGACTGGGAAGATATGCCTGCTGATCAATACGAAATGATGAAAGAGGCTCAAACTTCTAACATGAAAAATCCAACAGTAAGAGAATGGAAACATACACCAGAAAACTATTATACACATTTTGTAATTCATGGTCAACAAACAGTAAATCAAAACAGACCTAATGATAGATGGAAAGGTGATGGTTTTGAAAATGTTTATATTACATGGACTTATGGTTTAGCAGATCAAAATATTACACAACTAAAAGATATAATGAATGACTATTACGGTATTGGTTGGGAAGCAGATAATGCTGGACCAGATGATCCAGGTTGGTCATCAGGTGCAACTGCCATGTACATAGGTTGTAAAGTAGAGAAGCCTAAAACATGTTACTTACTAGGTATGGATATGTACAGTACCACAGATTTTATAAATAACCTATACAAAGAAACACATGGTTATGTATCGTCAGATGAAAGTGCTATAACACCACAAAATTGGGTAATTCAAATGGGTAGGGTTATGGTTAGATATCAAGATATACAGTTTATAAAGGTTAATCCGGATGAAAATAATAAGATATCCGAGAGAATGCCTCAATGGGATAGTTTACCTAATCTATCTTACATGAAAAAAAGTGAGTTTTATACCAAATTATCCCTTGACTTTTAGTCTGGAATGTGGTATAATATAGTTATCATTCAGCAGCAGAACATGGGTTCGAAACCATGTTTCTTTCTGACTGAACAATGCTTAAGGAGGCATAAAGTCTGCTTCTTGGAGGGTAGTGGCCAAACGGCTCAAGACACCAAGGGGTAGGTTATTAGTAGGGACCAATATCTCAAAAATGAATGTTGGATCCTTCCTGAAAAATTGTGGGTGCGTTCCAACTAGTCCCACGAAAGGCTGAGTGATAACTTTTTTTACGGCAATAAGTGAAAACTTTTATATATAGTAATGTCGCTAATATAGACAACATACAAATACAACGAATACAAGGAGAATATAATGTCATTCGCAAACTTAAAACAAAGTCGTGGTAACTTCGACAAACTTACAAAAGAATTAGAAAAAGTTACATCCCCAACAACAAATCAAAATTCATCAAATGACGATAGATTCTGGAAACCAGAGCTAGATAAAACTGGTAATGGTTATGCAGTAATTCGTTTTTTACCTGCCGTAGAAGGAGAAGAATTACCTTGGGCAAGAGTTTGGTCTCATGCCTTTCAAGGACCTGGCGGTTGGTATATTGAGAATAGTCTGACTACTCTTGGTCAGAAAGATCCAGTAAGTGAAGAAAATTCTAAATTATGGAATACTGGCTCAGAAGCTGATAAAGAGATTGCCAGAAAAAGAAAACGTAAACTTTCATACTTTACTAATATACTTGTAGTTTCTGATCCTGCACATCCAGAGAATGAAGGCAAAGTATTCTTATATAAATTTGGTAAGAAAATTTTTGATAAGATTACAGAAGCAATGAAACCTGAATTTGCTGATGAGAAAGCAATCAACCCATTTGATTTTTGGGAAGGTGCAAACTTCAAACTAAAAATTAGAAAAGTAGATGGTTATTGGAACTATGACAAATCTGAATTTGAATCAATATCTAAAGTTAAAGATACTGACGAAGATATAGAAGCGTTATGGAAAAAACAATTACCATTGAAAGAGTTTTCTGCTACCACAAACTTTAAATCTTATGATGACTTGAAAGCCAAGTTTGAAAGAGTTGTTTATGGTACAGGAAAAACCACGACAGCAGATGAAATAGATATCCCACCTGTAAGTGCTGCTGATGTGGAAGTTAGTGAGCCTAAAGTAAGTGAACAAATACCTCAATCTGAAACCTCCCCTAGTGATGATGAGGACGATACTATGAATTACTTTAGCAAATTAGTCAACGACTAATCTCTCTCCTGTTCACTAACCAGGGCGTCTCTCTATGAGGCGCCCATATAAATAGTGACATGGACTTATTTTTAGACATATTAACACAATTTGGTTTACCTGTAGCGGCGGCAGCTGTTATGGGTCTTTTTATTTACATCATATTAAAATATATTCTTGCAGGTGTTGTAGGACAAGTTGCGACAATCACAATGTTAATATCAGCTTTAGATAATAGAATTAAAACTATGAACCACGACATGATTAAATTAGATATACTGATTTCGAGTGCCTTAAACTTGCGACCAGATTTAGATAGAATATCAAGGTCAGATGGTAAAGAGGACGCAAGAAAAGACTAATGTGGACCATAGAACATGCAATACTATTTTTGTTAATAGCATTACCAATCAGTTTTGGTTTAATGACATTGTTAGCAAAACTAGAAATAGAAAAAGATAAAGACAGAAATGATTGAAGTAGAAGTTACATCACCTATTATTGAAATGTTAAATCAATATGGGTTTGCCACAGTTGCGGCAATCGCTATGGGTTGGTTTATATATTTCATATACAATTATGTGACTGGTCAAATAATCGAAAAATTAGACAAGGCACAAATGACGACAATAGCTCTAATAGACCGTATTAGAATGCTAGATAATGACTTGATACGATTAAGGTCAAAACTTAACACCGTATTAGAAATGAGAGAAAATGAACAAAAAGATAACAGACGTAGAAAATCAGATAGAGTACCTGAAGGCGATTAGAACAGCAGGATTAGTATTAGGTGTTATGATTATAACAACCGTAGTTACAGTAGGATTCTTAACCATAATAGACTGGTTTGTATAAATAGTTGTATTATGAAAGCACTAAAAATTTTGGTGCTAGGTCTATTTTGTTATGTGCTTTCGACACCTAGTATCGCAAGTGAGATTGTACATGAATTTAGTAATCCCTCTTTTTCAGGACAAGGATATTCCACACATGTATTATCCATTGAACAATTAAGATATAGTAGAGAAAAAGGTATTAAAGATGACGCCAAGTCAGCGGCAGCGGCTGCAGAGCGTGAAGCAAATAATACTACAATCAATAAGTTTATCAAAAACGTTGAGAGTAGAATTTATGCTAACTTATCTAAACAATTGGTTGACAATATGTTTGGTACAGAATGTGAAGGCACTTGCCCAACGTCTGGTACAGCTGAAGTAGAAGGTTCTACAATCTATTGGGTTAAAGATACAACCACAGAAATAATCACATTAACAATTACATCACCAGATGGTTCGACAACAACAATGTCTGTTCCAGTAGGCGACTTTAAGTTTTAGTATGGAATCTATACCACAAATAGCAGCAGCAATGCTGTTAATATGTTTATTAGGAGGTTGTGCTTCAACCAAAACAACTT